ACTCAGGCGTGGTGAGCGTCATCTGGTAATCCGCGAAGCTGGAACCGAGACTGGTGAACGTGCGGGTTGCGATGGTTCCTGGTGTGGAAGGCCCACCGAAATAGCTGATGTGCTTCCGGGGCTTGAAGATTTGCCAGGGATTAAAATACAGGGCGTTCAATTCACTTACCGATAAGTTACGGGACCATCCGGCGCATAAAGAAATTGTCCCGTTCCACGTAGCGGTAACATCCCCCGCATCGGAGCCAATGCGCCGCTGTACTGCGCCAAAGTCAGTCCCACCTGCGTAAGCTTGTGATGTAATGGATAGATTTACTGCTACAGCTATATTGGCACCAAATCTCACACCTGCGTAGAAGCTAGCCACCCCGTCGTTTATGGTCGTATCGTTTCGAAATACTTGTCCAAGAACGGAGGCCGCACTCCTATAGGTGAATTCGCCGGCCAGTGTTAGCCCAGTTGCTCTGTAACTAGCACCAAGTTTATATATTGAAGCCCCAGAAGACCCCCGCTCAGAATATAGGGCGTTCCCGTTGTTACTAATTCGCCCGTCCGCCTCTGACCCCGGCGCATTTATTACTCCAGCGTTTGTTCTAGCCACAGCTACTACTGTGGAGTTCAGTAAACCACCAAGCAGCGGTACTGTATCGTGTATTCGTAGCCCTGAATCACCAACAGTGCCTGTAGTATGGATATCAGGACCGAGGGGTTTTGTACCGGCCCCTTTGATTACAGCACGCCCATTGCGCCCAACTAAATCTGCACCGAAGCCGGGTAGATACGCGAACACCATACCTGCTGTTATCGAGTTATTCCAGTCTACTTCTACTGGAACCTGGGGCTGCGCTCTCCACCTTCTCGGCAAAAACAACCCTCCCGCGTAGCCAGGGACACCCGGCTGCTTCAAGGTAGCCACCAGCGTACTTCCTGCAACAGACTTGGCGCGGATCGTGACGACTTGGCCGGTTGACGTAGCGGGGTCCGCTACCGCGTCTAGCGCCAGTTCACATGTGCTCGCTGTTGACGTGGTGATGTAATCTGCATCATCAACCGAGGCTTCGTCCAGTGTCGAGTACAGGTTTGCAGATGGATTGGTGATGTAGGAAACAGATTGCTTTGGCTGGAATATCTGCCAAGGGTTAGCTGAGAAACTCTTCACCTGATCTTGTGACCAGACGTTACCGACATACTTGCCGGCCATCTGGTGATCTGCTGGAGACGACATTTGGAAGCCAAGACCAAAATTACCTAGGTAAAGCCCCCCACAGTAATCGTTCTCCATAGTTGGTGCTGAACCACTTAACCATAACGCACCATTTGTAAAAACTTTGTAATCGCCCGATGGTGATACCGTAGCCACAATCACACAAAAGGTGTTAGCGGGAAGGAAAGTATTAGTTTGGAGTAGCCCTGCGGTGCCTGTATTAAAGGCTAATCCAGTACCTGTGCTAAGTATAAAAGAAGCAGAACTGTCTCCAATTAGAGCGGAAAATGAGGTCACATTGGAGCTAGTTGTCCCAACCCAGAAATAAGTAGCCCCAAGTCCTGTGAATGAAACGTCGTCTGCATTTGCGTGGAATGCCTGCTGAGTAACCAATGACGATATTCTTAACGCAGTGCCGTGTGCAGTTGGAGTTCTGGAAGAGCCTGTGTTGTCGTATGCTCTACGCCGGCGCTTCAAGTCCACACGACAATTCACGTGCAGCACCGCAACAGCGCCATTGTTCAACGGGTTAGACCAGTCAAGCTCACGGTGCTCTTCCGGCGAGACGGTGACTACCTTACGGCTGGCTAGTAAAGAGGGTGCATTTACGCCCGACCAGCCGCCTACCAGTAAGTCCGACGTTGGTCTGGCGATAGCCATTTACGCCGGTCCTATAGTCCAGGGCTTGATCTTCACGGTGATGGCACCGCTGGTGTAGCTAAGTGCTTGCCCGGTGTTGTTGACGATGTAGAACTGGGCCTTCTGCACACCTTCAAGGCTGATCTGGATCGCTTTGACAACGGCTACGTCTGCGTCGTCCATGACCCACGAACCCGCGTACTTGCCACGGTAGATGATGTCCGTAGCGGCAGGAACCGGCGTCTCGTCCGTGGTGCCGTCGACGTCATCGAGCGTGTAGTACAGGTCGACAGTAGCGCCGGCTGTTGGCGCAGCGGCGAACGTATCCGGTACAGCCAGGACTGCGATGGCGTTGGGGTACAGCAGCGTGCTGTTGTCCAACTGCGTCATCGTGCAACTGCCCAGGCCGCTGTAGGTGTTCGCAGCGTTTGCCAGGGACGCTGCCAGCGAGATAACCGTGGTGGATGAGCCGAATACCATCTTTGCTTCGTTTGCCATATTAGCCTCTCAGTGCTTTCGCAACGTCTTGGTGTGAGATGTTCTGGCCGAACACCGGCTGAGATACAGTAGCCATCGCAATCAGTTCATCGGCCTGAGCCTGGGTCAGCGCACCAGCGGCAACCCACGCGCCCAGCATCATCTGGTTCACCGTGTCAGACAGGTCCAACGAGTCAGACACACCGCCGAGCAGGAAGTCCTTCACCGTGAGTGCCACGGAACGCAGCGGGTGTGCCGGGTTGGCTGCAATATCTTCAATCGCTCCGCGTAGTCCCGTAGCCCCACACCACATGGAGAAACGACTGCGAGTGACGCCACCTACCGCGCTCACACTTCGTGCGTTGATCTTGTCCGCGATACCCGCGTCAGAGCCGATGGCGATGTCGTTGGCGAACGTGGCATCCGCCTCGATGTAGTCTTTAAGTGCTTGATAATCCACGTCTGCTCCTTTACGCGAAGCGAACCAAGCCGGTTGTCGAGTCGTTCGTCGGCATGGTCAGCGTGAAGTTACCAGCCGTGATGGTCTGGCTACCGAAGGTGAACACACCGATTGAACGGTCTGCATCCGTGGTGGAATAGATCATCACAGCGTCGAATGCTGTCGCCAGGGTGACGGTGGTCCAGGCGATAGATGCGGAAGGAGTCCAGTATGCCGTGGTGCCCGTCAAGCCCGCGCTGTTCGCGTTGGTGACAGAAGCGCCTGTTGCGGTGTAACCCGTGCCGGAGACTTCGCCAGTGGCGGTGTAAGCCGCGTTGGACGGGCCAGTGGTAGCAGACGCCAGATACAGCGAGCCTTTGAGGGTCTTGCCGTTGACGATAGCCGCAAGAGCGGCTTGCTTGGCAGCGCCGGTAATGCCTTGTGAATTCGCAAACAGCATCATCCCTGTTGCGGCCATGTACTTGTTCAGCATTGCGTAGAGAAGGTTGCTCATGATGTGTTTCCTTTAATTCAGAGATTGGGTGATAGGTTCAGCGGTCAGCCCGCGCTTGGTCAAAACGTGCGCGGATTCACGCACAACTTCATCACCCAGCGAGTAGGTCTCTACCAGCTTGGTGTATTCGTCGGTCACTTCCCAGCGCGTGGCGTAGGCCAATTCGCTGATCGGGAGGTTGCCTTTGGTGGTGTAGATCATCGGTGTCATGGTCAAATCCAGGGAAGTTCAGGGTTACGAATACGGTCGTTGAAATAGGCCTTGCGGCAATGACCAGGGTCTACTTTGTCCAGCATGTTGCAAATCCAGCGACAGCCGACGCAGTCGTGTGACGCTTGGCGGCGGTAGAGTCGGCCAGAGATCGTCTCAAATCGACCGCCAAACCACTTGTCGTTAATGGTCATGTCTAGCCAGATGAGGAATTCCCAGAGTCCTTTCATCCGACCATCTCCTCTATGATCTTGACTGAGTACCACATCACAGCGCCCGTGATGGCGACCAGGATGACGTTCTCGCGCAGCCACTTCACCCCGGCCAGAAACCCTTTCAGGTTCGTCCACGCTTCGGGCAGGTCGGACAGCTTGACCAGCGTATGCGCTATCGTCTCCAAGCTGGTGTTGATCGAGCCGATGCTCTCAGTCATCTTGTGGACGTCGCCACGCAGGGCATGAACTTCGTTGTTGAGTTCCGCTACGGACGCGTGAACCTGCGTCATCTCAAGTTCGAAATCGTTCTTGCACTTCGCCACGCGCCGCTCCAACTCACTCAGCCCTTTGCACTCAGCACACTCTCGACGCTCTGAGCCATCCCAGGTTTCGCTCATTTCACAACCTCTTCGACCCAACGGATAAGTCCTGCAAGCTGCGCGGCATTGACGTTGCACCTTCCGTAGTCACACGATTTATGCATATCGATTTCCTTTTGCTCGATTGATCTCGGCGCGTATGACTTGAATATTCGTATGGGCGTGCAGCCCGCAAGCAAGCTTTGCTCTAAGTGGGACAATGTGGTCGACGTGCCATGCCCCGCCGCACACGACCTCTCTGATCTTGGCTAGGGAGTACGCCTCTTCCATGAAAAAGTCATTTACCCATTTAGGGGTCGCTTTTGCGCACGCCGCCCGCCTTTTTGCGGCAGCTTTTGCGGCAATCTCTGGCTTATCTTTCGCATGCTGCACTCTTGCTGCGTTAAGAGCCTCCCTATTGCGCGCCCTGTATCCGGCATTTATAGCTCGTACACGGTCCCTATTTTCCGCAGCCCACTTCCGGCTTCGCACAGCGTGCTCCTCTGCACTAGCTAGGTACCGCGCCTTGGCCTTTGCTGCTGCTTCTGGGTTGTCTTTTGCTCGTTTACGGTTTGCGGCATTGATAGCATCCCTATTTCGCAACTTATACACAGCAGAGTACCGACGCACCTTGTCTTTGTTAGATAAAACCCAAGCACGCTTAGTGGCTGCAATCTTTTGTTTATTCCCCGAATGGTATGCCTTGGCCACTTCTTTTTTTCTTGCCGCATAGCCAGCGTTGTATTCGAGTAGGCAAGCTGGGCACCTGTGCCCATCATTTCTTTCCCCGCCTAAGTGCGGATGCCTGACGCACACTCTGCCGATCACTTCAAAGCCTCTTTAGCTTGGTTGTGCCATTCAAGGAGCGCCCCATACCTGGCGAGGCATTGGTCGAATCTGGCGTAGTTAATGGCGATGTTGGCCCCCGCAATGTTTGCGGCAAAATCAGCGGGACTTTGGGGAGCGGAGGAACCAGCAGATGCGCCGGGGGTTGCGGGCAAGTTCGGTGTGCTGGCTGATGCTGATTGAAGGAACACCCCGAAAGAGCCGCTACAGTTGCCAGTAATAGCGTTGGCATACGCGATATACTCGGCTTGTTTTTCATTTAGCTTCCTTTCGGTGTTTGCGAGTTCAGTGCTGATACGCTCGGCGTCGGCTGCGAGGGCCATGTACTTCTGGTGCTCTTCTTCGAGTGCTTGCGAAAGTAGTATCTGATGCTCTCGCTCACAAGCATCCACGCCAGAGCTACGAATACCCATAGCAATCCAACCAAGCAGACCGGCAACAATACAAGTAAGAAGAACCCCGCGAAAAAGGGGTGAACCGAATAGAAGCTTGAGTAGTGGCATCTCATTCATCGTCCCAGAGTAGGTAGAGCGCGTAGCTGGTTATGACAACAAGCCCAAGTGCGTAGACGGTGGCGAACATTACCGTCCCCTCGCTTCAAGTGACTCGTTGGTCTTGGCACGCAGCAGGATGACCAGCAGGCCGAACACCATCATGATGTTGCTCATGGCGTCAGGTCCGAACCACGCGGTGATCTGCTTGTCCTGACCCTGCAGGTAGCCGATGATCAACAGCCATGTACCTGCGTGAGCCGTGTAGGAGCGCATAAGTCCGCGCATAACTCGCTTGCTGGATGCGGATAGAGAGATCATGGGTAGAAGACTCGGTTGCCCGAATTAGGACGTCGGGTAGTTAAGTGGCACCAGCCGCGCGTGCTGCCGGGTTCTTCAAGGTACAGGCCGTACTTCTCAAGCGCCGTGAGGTTGTAGACACAGAACTCGTCAATGTCTCCGTCAGGATCGTAGACGTCGATACCCTTGCCCTCTTTGTGGCTGCTGTTTGGCGCGCCTTCCGGGCAGTTCTTGGGACGCCAGCCACCATTCTTGGTAGCGCTGATCAGCGTGCCCGTCTTCGGGTTGGTCTCTAGGTCGACCTTGCCGCTACGGAGCGCCTCCGTCAGCAGCCCGTTGACCGCCGCCAGCAAGATCACCGCGTTGTCAATGTGCTCCTTGGGCATGTCCTTGCCCATGTATCCGGCGAAGTAGTCAGTCAGCGTGATCATTCGCCATCCTCGGAAAACTTCTCGCAGTGCTGCGCAGCTGGGAACTCAGGTCGGTTGAACTCGCAGCACGAGAGTCTGTGCTCTTTGAGAACCCAAAAGCATCGAGAGCATTGATTAGTCACATCCCGCTCAGAGCACCAGCCGTATGTCAGAGTCTTCGGCGTCATAAGCCACCGTACGCAACTGTTCTGGGCTTGTGCTTGTACAAGTCCCACTCACGCCTAGCTTGCTCGCAGTAAGCCAGAAATTTAGCGCCGGCTGTTTCGGCTGCTTTGGGGTCGTACGCATCAACATCTGTCTTTTGAAGCGCCAAGTTACGCATCCAGTTGATCAGATGAATGTGGTGCTCAGCCGGTATCTCCAGATCCTGGCCTTCAGCGTCAAGATTCAGCAGCGGGCGACGATACACAGACAGGGAGACTGTGTCGTCAATTTCAGGCACACGCGCCCACCGTACAAGACCGGGCTCGATGCCAATCACCATAGCTGTGACTGGGCCCGGAGTCAGGTCATCAAGCAAGCGTGTGTAGTAGTTGTAATCAGTGCGCACAACCCGGTCAAGGTCTTCAGGGCTGACAACGTCCAGCTTGCGCCTGTTGGACAGCAGCATCGCTGAACGAACGGTGATGATGGACGAGTCGATGTCTGAGTACTGCTCACCAGCAGTCACTGCGATTTGAGTGACTGAGGATGTCGCATCAGGGATAGTAAACGACGAGAGCCGACAGAACATATTTTGCGCGTCATTCATGTAAAGCATGACTTCTTCGTCAGACCACAGATATGGCTTAACCACATCTCGAACCTGACTGCGAAAATAGTCTTTCAGCTCCGTCGTGTTCATAGGTCTTTAGGCTCCATGAATTTCGTCCAGTACGTGTCGCGCTCTTTGTTGACAACCTGGAACCCCAGCATTTTCTCAAGAACCTTGGAATTAGGCAAGCCAGAAGCTGTGAAATCCCCACGCTCGTTACGCTCAATTATATCCTTGAACGCCTTGAAATACAGGTCTTCGCGCTCTTGTGAAGTAACAATAACAGGAGGCGTGTAATTCTCTTCTTCCGTGATCTCAGACTCAGGCACACCGCCCGCCGCCATCACGTCTTCCCACATGATCTTGGGCACTTCCATAGGAATGCCCTTTTTGAAACCGATAAAGTGACCGTACGTACCACCGATAACTTTGTCGCGATTCATGACGAATTTCATTTGTTTCACCTGTGAGTGTTGATCGGGGCTTCATTGTAGCAAAAAAGAAGGGAGCACAAGGCTCCCTTCTTTCACAAGGCCTGGACCAACTTAGTTAGTCTGAGCTTCGTTGAGGCGACCACGGATGGTGTACAGAACACGCAGCGTAGCTTTGCCAGTGGTGCACACGTCAGTGTTGGTAACACCAAGACGAATCGCTGCGCCGTCAGACACGTAGCCGGTCAAGGTAAGCGCGGTGCGAGCCGCAGCTTTCTTGTCGGCAGATGCCAGATAGCGATCAGCAGTCGTGGAGTCACCAATGGTGATGGTGTAGCCAGCTGTGTCGAACGCAGTCTCAGTCACCCACTCACCCCCAACAACGACTGCCCCGTAAGGCAGGTTGATGAGGTTGAATACGGTAGCTGCGATGTTGGTCTTGCCAAAATCAACTGCAGTGGTTCCAGAAATGGCGGTGCCGCCAGAAACCGGGACCATCTGGTCGTCGAAATTGAAGGTGAACTCAGCCATCAAAGGCCATTGAGCTCCACGGGTTGCGGTCAAAGTGCTCATGTGTCTCTCCTATTAAACTGCGACGTAGCAGGAAATCACGCCGAAGTCTTCCGGGACGGTCGTGGTTTCGTAAATGGACGTGAACGTCGGCTTCTTGAAGCCGAGGATCTTGGACACAGAGATACCTTGTGAGTTCTCGTAGTCGAAGCCCTTCTCGTTCCACTCAGGTGCGCCGATGTCAGCCATGCCCAGAGCCTGTGCGCCGCAGAACAGCACCTGACAACCAGCTACGCTACCGCCGCCCCAGTTACTGGCGTGATACACGTGGCGGTACTCATGCAGGTGCATGCCGTCAACCAGGATGCCGTCGCCGGTAAACAGGCTGTTGCTTTCACCGCGCTGCAGAGAGTGGCGCATGTTCAGGATGAAGTTAGACTCCATCTTCAACTTGGCCATGGCGTTGGGGGTGAGGAACACGTGGTACACCTCGTCGCCGCCGCTGCCCTTGACACCACGGATGTAGTGCTCTTTGGCGTAAGCCTTGAGCTGAACCAACATCTCCCACGACGGGGTGTCAGTAGCCGCGACACCAGAAGTGGCGGCACTAGCTACCAAGGTCTTGGTGGCAGACGTACCATCCCAGCGCAGGCGACGGTTGGCAGTAGGTGCGGAAACATCAGCTGCGAACTCAAGGAACGGCAGATCGGAACCGACGCGAGCAACACCGCTGGTCTTGTTGGCGTAAGTCACGCCAGACAAGGTCAGGAACGCCAGCTGGTCGATGCGGTCAGCCAGCCAGTACGCCAGAACATCCTTGGAGTTACCGCGGAATTCGACAATGGACTTCTGATCAGCCATACGACCTTCGTGACGGTTGGCGTGACGCAGTTGATCCAGACGGATCACTTGGTCATACGTAACCATCGCCTCTTCGTTACCTTCCAGCGTGCGGTCACCAGCGACACCGTCACCAGTCAAGTCAGCCAGCAAAGTAATGACGGCGCGTGCGCCTTTCTCGGATTTCTTCAGATCGGTGATGTGCTGCACCATCGAGTTCGGGCCTTTGCCCAGGAACTTGTTGATGAAGGACATGTTGCGGGCCTGTTTCCACAGGTCCATCGACCATACGGTCTTTTGTTCGGTGGTCAGTAGACCAAAATTCGTGAGCGCCATTTGGCTCTCCTTTCAATTTTAAGTAGGCATACCCGGCCAGTGTCTGTTTGACTTGCTCAGATTTTCTGAAGCGCGAAGCAACTGAAGATTGAACTCGCAGTGCAGACCACAAACTGACCGACTCTTTAAAGGAACAATGTGATCGACGTGTACAGCCTCGCCTATACGCACTGCTTCCTCTGCGGCGATCTTATAAAACAGATCGACGTACTTCTGGTTTGCCCACACAGGAGTAGCTTGATGCTTGCCAGCTCGACGCTTCGACTCAGATGCTGCGCGCTTGTGAGGGTTATTAAGCCTCCACTCAACACTGCACTTAGTACGAACTTCAAGTGGCTTTGAGTGATAGATAGCAAGAACCCTAGCTCGCTCAGCTTCAAGGTGAGATTCACGAAACTTTGTACCAGCTGTGCGGTTAGATTCGCGAACTTTAACTCGATTTGCATTTGCGTAAGCATTCACTGCTGCCCGCGTACATTCTTTGCACTGACAGTACAAGCCATCAACCGTCTTCCGATGAGTGTGGAATTCTGTTGTTGGTTTTGAGACGCCGCACTTAGAACAACGCTTCACTCTAGTCTCCTCTGCAAGACAAGAAAATTAAGCTTTCTGCAGTTACGCCGCAGGGCGAAATGGACTCGTCTCAGAGAGCGACTCTGGATAACCTAGTACGTGGGTATCACACGAATTGCAGCATTTGTAGCAAAAAAGGCCAGCGCTGTCAAGCGCTGGCTAGGGGGAGTACTAGCACTTAGGTGGTTTAGGCGGCTTTTTCGACTTGGCTC